ATGGGCTTAAAGAGCAGAACAAAAGTTTCGGACTTCTTTAAAGCGTTCGGCGGCTTGATTGACCCATCCATTTGCAGAATTATTGAAGCCCCAATCATGGCGGCACAGGGTCCAATCTTGGGCGACATTCTGTGTTCGTCTGGTGATATGCGCGATTTAAGAAAAGAGATGCTTCGCAACAAGGGCGATGATATTACAGAAGAACAGATGGATGCAATCCTTGATAAGCTGAAGCAGCGGAAAGTCAACGCGGCAAAGATTCTTGCTGACATCGTTAACAATGGACCGCTGTCTGATGATTACGAGCCACCACCCGTCACATGTCAGAAGAACGCCCAACCAGCCAATGCTGCATCTCCAAACAACGCCTCGGCAAATAATGTTCCGGGTATGGATAAAGAAGGCGGGCTGGTAGACCTTACACACGAATCAATTGATTTCGCTGTGGATATAGCGGTGGATAACTTGTTTGTCCCTGTTGAGATTGCTTACAGTAATGAGATGCGTGCGTACCCGCGTGCCTACACGGGAGACACTGATAAAGAGGATACGGAACCAATCGAAGTCTGGATGGATAAAGAAGCCAGTATGCTTAACCCGACTCTCATGGCAAAGTTTGGTTCAAAAGAGGCTTACAAAAACTGGGCGTCTGTAAATGAAATCAGCGGAGACACAATCGACCATAAGGTAAAAATAAGAAAAGCCATGCCGCCACTCTATAATGCTCTACTCAATATGGAAACAAATGCCAAGCTTGAGTTCGGGGAGTGGGACTCGGACAGCGTGTTATTCCAGCCAGCCTATACAGATGGCATTGATGATGACTGGGGCTTCACATTCGCCAACGGCGGTTGGGGCGTTGAATTGATTTTACCGAAGATTGGTGAAAACGATATTGGCGCAATTTCTGACGTGTTAAATTCAGATGCGGCAGACGAGATGGATGGCACCATGAAAACTGCCATGCAATCTTTGTTGTCCGAATTATCCGCTAATGAACCCAAGTGGAAAATTTATTATGTTCTGCCAAAGCTGCCTTCTATTCAAGTTGCCAACCATACAGGTTCTAATACGTTTTTATTAATTGCAACTCAGACTTTCGGAGGGACAGACATGACCGAAACTGTTGTTTATAGAACGGTATCAACTACCTCGCTTGATGATGGGGTTCTTGCCACGCTGGATGATGACGAGATATATGATTTGCATACAGTGGCTGTATCAGATACAAAGCGTGCCGCACCACAACACCGTTTCGCAAGCCTAGTTTATAATAGGTGGAAGGATACGGGAACCAATAACAGCCTTGCCCACGATACGTTTGTTGCAGCAGCAGATGAGTATTTTAACGAAATAACCAGAGATGTGTTTTCATATCTTTCACAAAGAATAGCTAATGGGGCATATTTTCAGAATGTTAGTTCGACTGCAATTAGCGGCGGCGACACTAATCAGCAGACCTCAACACCAGTGGTCGAACTGCTTGAACTTGACCCAGAACCAACTGCACAGCAGAAAGTGGATGGAGTGAGTCCACATCCGCTCGGTCTGCAACAAAAGAAGGCATGTGCGAAAGATAATATTAAAAATAACCAATGTGTAGATTTCAGCCGCCCTACTGATGGCTCTCCTGCTGACGAGTTATCCGACACTGAACAGGTGTTGATGACGTTATGTGTTGAGACAATCGTGCAAACGTATATGACCGACCATTACTTGAGAGGGTTGTTCGCAAACTCTGTTTTTAAGATGCCTGACGAGCCAGATGAAGCATACCTTTCACATGTAGCCAGTTTTATTTTGGCTGATATGGCAGCTTACGATATGCCACATTATGTTACAATAGATGGGGATAAAACCGCAGTAAGACCGCACGGAACCTATCAGGATGATTTCATCGCTGAGTGTATTCAGCTTTATGAATTGCCATCAGATGTGGACACCACCACAGATGAACCCGGCGGCGAGGTTTCCCCGAGGATGGCAATTGTACAACAGATTGAGAAAGCATACTCAACTGTGATGACACAGATGCAGACTCTTACCACGACAAATAATCGGGATGATTTGGAAGAAATGTTTTTAAATTCATACTTGCCAACAGTCTCAATCTCGGATTACGGAAAGCTTGAAAGCAAATTCTTCAGCACGAATGTCAACTGGGCGTTGGCGTTCGGCGCTGCGCTCGCCGATGAACCGGACGATGCTTTTGAAAATGCGGGAAATATTGAACAGGTCGCCTCCAACATTTCGGAACGCGAGCAGTATACAGTTGATACAGATGGTGAGGTCACGTCATCGGGCGGTGACTGGGCGGCTTTCAGCAGCGATATAACTTCCTATGGAGATACGGGAAGTATTGATTTTTCAAATGGTAATCTGTACCTTGAACATTATTATTTAATTGAAGACCACGACGAAGACCCCGGCATGAGCGAATTTGTGTCCGATAGCACAAACATTTGGGCAACACGCGGCTGGAGATATACAGAAGAAGCCGATACCGCTACGGGTGAAGCACCCACTGACCCGGCTAATTATAGATATTTTGGTGTGGTCAGCACGGATGATTATGCAGCAATGGTGGCTGATTTGCCATCAGGCTTCACGATGCATACTCCAGTAGTTGATGTGGGTTCTGGGACATATTCGATGTCCGCTGTTAAATCGGTAAAGCGTGGCATGAGAATTATGTATTTGCCGCCCACCGACCCCGGAGATGTTTTCTCAACCGCAGTAACAAAGTCCGATGAGGATGAAGGCGCTCTCGACGGCGTATTTGCTTACACCACGCCGAGCGATGCTGAACTGTTTGAGGCTTCTTGGGCTTCATCTCGTTCAAATAAGAGGACTGGGGATGCCTTTAATCAAGCTGCCAATGGGGTTGCAGCCACGGGCATCTCAAAAGAAACGGCGGTTCTGAGCAAGGCTTATAAAATTATTGAAAAAATTTCCTCCAAAGAAGTGCGATATGGAGAAATGATTGGCTCAGGAGAAAGCGCGGTTTGGTCGGGCACGGGCAGTGGCACAGCATATCTCTTTATGGAGACAAACCCTATTCCCATATTTGATTACAATTATAAGCTTGGACCACTGGGTGCCATCGCCGATGCTGCCCAATTCGCCCTCGGCTCATCCACCGTCGCGGATGCTGATATACAAACACAGGTGCTTAATTCTGACGAGTTCAAGACCATAATTAAATTTTTGTTTCCAGTATCGAGGATGCAAAGTATCTTGTCGCTTTATTGCTTTCACGCAACGTCTTCTAAACAAGAAGTTTCTTCGGCAATGGCAGAAACAAAAGATAAATTAAGAACGGTGTTCTTCGCAATCAATTCTAAGGGCGACTATAAACAGAAAGACCCGAATCTGGAAGAAGTTGGTGGACTCCAAGGGCTTGACAAAATGATGGCAAACGAATTTGGGCTTAGAGATATGCCCTCTGGCGAGAATTCATGGAACTATAACATGCCAGTCGGCTGGGGTAAATCCGTAAAGGGGCTTGGATTTGAGATGCTTGCCAAAGCCACAGCGGAAGCACTTCAGAAAATGTTTAAGAAGTGGGCAGAAAAACACGACCCCAATATTTCTCTTGCCCATAAACTGGCTCTTGTCTCTAAGATGGGCGGCGTTGACATCAACACCTTGGCTTGGTCGTTTATGATTATGCCAATGAATGTGTTTCCCTTTGCCCCTATTGGTCCTCCGCTTGGACCTGTAGCAATTATTTATCACGCCCTCGGTCTGGGACTCTGGAAAAGGGTGAAAGATGGCGATGACGCTTCATCCAAGGAGGTCAATAGTCAATTGCGTGACCTTGGATTAAACGATACTGGGAGCCTCAGCCCGCCCACCACTTGCCCTGATGATGGTGAAATAGCATGGTCTGGGACGGCTGGGACAATTTCGACCATCTCCAAGTCGAGCGAACTTGCATCGGAGAGCATCGCCGATGGCATCCGAGAACCCATCAACTACTTTGATGATTAAATAAATAATCTTACTTTCTGCTGACGAAGATATTTATAGTAGGAGAAAAACACTATGCCAGATGGTCTATCACCGAAACTGCCAATGTCGCTTCACCCAAGCGATGGGTACAGGCTTACCAAGACATACAAGGAAATGGTCAAACAGAACATGAAAATGTTAATTTTAACCGCTCCCGGTGAGCGCATGATGGACCCTCTCTTTGGTGTCGGATTGAGGAATTTCCTATTCCAACCTAATCACCCAAAGACTTGGGGAACTATCGAAGGAAGAATTAAGCAGCAAACCAAAAAATACATGCCCTTTGTTAAGGTATTGGATGTTGACTTTGGTCCGCAGGATGACAACCCTCAATTTGGGTCAAATACATTATCTATAAAATTAAGATATAAGATTTTACCTCTAGATAGCGTAGACGGCTTAGACCTATATATTTCGGGTGAAGATACTGGGGCAGTATCTATGAATACTGCCTAATTATAACACATGCGAGGGAGACTTAAATGAGCGACAAGAAGGTCAGAGCAATAGCAATCAAATACACTAGTCGTGAATTTGACACAATCAAGAAAGACTTGATTGATTATGTGCGGAGATATTACCCCGATACTTATCGGGATTTCAACGAGGCGAGTTTTGGCTCACTGATGATTGATACAGTTGCCTACATCGGCGACATGCTCTCGTTCTATCTGGATTATCAGGCGAATGAAACTTTCCTTCACACGGCAGTTGAATATGAAAATGTACTAAAGCTGGGAAAACAGTTGGGCTGGCGATTCCGCACAGCGCCATCCTCATACGGCATCGCTACGTTCTATGTCTTAATTCCAGCAACGACTTCTGGGCTGGGACCAGATAAGAGATACATGCCAGTCTTGAGAAGGGGCAGTACATTTAAAGCCTCCACAGGCGCAGGCTTTATTTTGAATGAGGATGTTCATTTCGGAAACCCCAACAATGAGGTTCGTGTTGCTCGCCAGAACGAAGACACTGGTACGCCAACTGCTTTTGCTGTGAAGGCGTTTGGTGAAGTTGTATCTGGAAGATATTATATTGAGCGGCATACCATCAGTTCATTTAAAAAGTTTAGAAGTCTGCAACTTAACGCCTTGGATATTGCCGAGGTTATTAAGGTCACAGACTTAGAAGGAAATGAGTATTTTGAAACAGACTTCCTTTCACAGAATGTGATTTATCGTGGTATCACAAACCGAGATAAAACTTGTGGAAGCACAACTTATTCTTACAGTGTGGGCGACCAAGCGGCAGAAATTTTGAAGCCATTCATGGTGCCCCGACGTTTTACGGTCGAGAGAAAAAGAAGAAAGACCCATATACAGTTTGGAGCCAGTTCAGATGTTTCACTTCCAAAAGATATGATTGCTGAACCATCTGCTGTGGTATTAAACATTCACGGCAAGAACTATATGACTGATGAGGCGTTTGACCCGACCAGATTGATTGAAAGTGATAAGTTCGGCATCGGTCCATCAAACACTACTTTATCTGTGACATATAGAATGAACACTTCAACTAATGTTAATTGTCGCGTGGGTCAACTCAACAAGGTTAGTTCAGCAAAAATGGAGTTTGAAGACTTGTCTGTTTTGACACCAAACAATGTAAAGGCGGTGAGAGGTTCCATCGAGGTTGATAATGAATCACCCATCGTTGGTTATGTTTCTTTGCCCGACACCACAGAGTTGAAGCATCGAATTTACGATTCATATGCTACTCAAAATCGTGCGGTTACACAACAAGATTATGAATCATTCGTTTACCAAATGCCATCAAAGTTTGGCGGGATTAAGCGGTGTAAGATTCTTCGTGACCACGACTCTCTTAAAAGGAATCTCAACTTATATGTTTTATGCCAGAACCGCAATGGTACTCTAACACAAGCAAACTCTGTTGTCAAGAAAAATTTGAAAACATGGCTAATAAAAAACAAGATGATTAATGACACTATTGATATTATGGATGCAAAGGTTATCAATCTCGGTATTGAATTTACTGCCATCGCAAGCGTCGAGGCACCAAAGCATGATGTATTAAAGGCGGCAAGAGACAGGTTGAAAGAATTTTATGCGAAATATGCTGATATCGGTGAGCCATTTTTCATCACCGACATCTACAAGGAATTAAAAAAGGTGGATGGGCTGGTAGATGTTACTGACGTTCGTATAACCCAGCGCATCGGAAATTCAGGCACAAAGTCGTATTCAGATATTCGGTTTGATATTGATGCAGCAACATCATCCGATGGAAGATACATTGAAATGCCATTGAATGTAATTTATGAAATTAAATATCCTGCAACAGATATTTCAGGAGTGATTGTATAATGGGTCTTTATAGAATTTCAGCCGAGGCTGATAACACCATTACTAATGCATTTAAAGAAGGTTTGACCAACAAGGGCACTAAAGCTAATATGGGTTTAGCAGACTCTTTAGAAGTTTTTATTATCTATGGACAGGTTGCCCCCTCTGGTGTTGACTCAAAAGAAATTGCTCGGATTCTGATTCGTTTTAACATGACCAACCTCCGACTTGCTCTCGATGCAGGCGATATACCTAATCCCGATGCGTCAAATGCACCAAAATATATTATGCGGCTTTTCAATGCCGTCCACCCTGAAACTTTGCCTCAAAATTTTACTTTGAAGGTTCATACTCTCTCTACTGCATTTACCGAGGGCTATGGAATTGACATGTCGGAATATTCCGATGAAGGGGCGTCATCTTGGTTATACGCCAATGACACCCCAGCGGGTATCGGAACTGGAAAGATTACAGTGCAGGTTGTCCCTACGGCTCTAAGTGCTTTCGCCGTTAAGGTTGATGGAGATTCCATAGCTGTAACCACGCCGGGTTCTCCGACAGCTACCAATGTTGGCGAGGCAATTAAAGTCGCAATCAACGCTGGTACAGCAAAAGTGACGGCAGAGAATGCCTCTGGCGTTGTCACGCTGACTGCGGTTACAGCGGGCGATGCAGGTAATTACACATACGAAGTGGACTCTGATTCTGGGACATTTCAGACAGCCAGCTATTATATGACCAATGGTCTTGACTATACCGAGTGGGGCACTGCCATGGCAGTCAATGCTGGAGACTACGGTGGTTCAGCAATTGCAACTCAAACTTTTTCTTCTGGAGAAGAAGACCTCTTGATTGATATTACTTCGCACATCGAGAGTGTCATTTGGAGCAGCGGCGCTCTCCGCTCTCTGTCTGACATGCAGACCTCACACAAGGGTTTCATTATTAAAATTTCGGATGAGAATCTCAGTGAAACACTCTATACAAAGAAATTCTTCGCACGCTCATCTGAGTATTTTTTCAAGCGACCATGCCTTGAGGCTCGATGGGACGCTTCGGAAACAGACAATCGCTCTAATTTTTATGCGGAAAGCAAGCTGTTAACAAATGCCCAGAACACACAATATACCTTTTTATACAATTCTATTGGCGGCAGTTACACTAACTATACTTTCCCCGCTGGTGAAGAATTATATGTTCGCTTCTACACAGACCCAGACTACACACAGTTGGCTTCAATAAAGGACATTAACGACGGTTACGCCTCTGCAAATTTCGTGGCGGCTACCAACCCATCCACAGGTGTTTATCGAGCGGGCATTACATGTGATACCACGGGTTCCATTATCTATGACAAATGGTACTCGGCAGCTACCGGCGCAGCCGATAGTTCATCGTGGACTGTTGTTCACACAGGCGAAGTCAAGGTTAACCAGAGAAGCCTTGCGACCTCGCAGAAGAAGGATAAATATATTTTTAGCATAACTAATCTTAAAAACTCATACTCAAGAAGCGAGAAGCCACGTTTTCGTGTTTACTCTCGATTAAAAGATTGGTCACCAACTATTTATACAGTAGCTAGGAGGTCTTTGCAGAACAAAATCGTTGACAATGTTTTCTTCAAAATCTTTAGAGTTTCAGACGGTGAAGTGGTGTTTGATTATGGTAGGGGAACCGCCACTACAAGCAACAACCACACCAAACTCTCTTATGATGACGAAGGAAGTTATTTCGATTTTGATATTTCGCTGTTAGAGGCTGGCTATATGTATGGGATTCGGCTGTTGACTTCAATTGATGGAGTAATTACTGAACACGAAGAAGTTTTTAAGTTTAGGGTAGACTAATAATGGGCATTAAAGATTTATTTGGTAAAACGTCAAATAAAGTCGTTAGCAAAGCACAAATTGATAAGCTTGCCGACGAGGTGGAGTCCTACGACCTCATCGACGCGAACGCAGATAAGAACAATAAATTAATCCCAAGGATTGATTACTCGGAAGCACAAAACTTTGCCCACTATGGCTCCGCAGAAAAATACTACGAAGACTCAATAAACTACATTTTGAAGTCTTATCCTTATGATGGTTCCGAGGCTGAAAAGCTATCTTGGCGCAATAAGGCTTCGGGTCTTGACGAATATATTCTTGACCATAGTTTTCCCAAGACGGCTGGTCATGTAAAATTGAATACCTCTGTCTCTACCGATTCAACCTACGCCGAGGGCGGCGCTGTTGGAACGTGGAAAAGGTATACCGCCCCTCAATATATCACAATCGTTGGTGGACCAAACAAAGACCCTTCAGCCAATGAGGGTGATGCTTATGAGTTGAGTAAACAGTTCCCCCCCAAGGGCGGCAAAGCTAACATCTGGGATGATGAATTATTCCGAGAGTCCAATCTTGGCATCAACCCTGCTTATGGAAATACCGTTGAGTTTTGGATGAAGAGTGGTGCTGCTATCCCAGCAAGCCAAGCCGTTTGCTTATTTGACTTGTGGAACGGGGTAGCGCACGCTGATGCTGCTTATACGCGCCTCACCGTTACGCTGCCCTCATCTGACCCGTCCTCACGGGCAAACCCACACTTCTTTGTTACATATAAGTATGGAAATGCAGCCGAGGGAGTCGAGCGAGCGGCACTGACCATTTCGGCAGAGGCTCTCGCCACGATGGGTAATTCGTGGCAAGAAGCATGGCACCACTATGCTTTTGCTATTTCCAACACAGATTCGGGGATTAAAGTAGACCTTTACATTGATGGGGTTTATGATGCGACTGTGACAGCGGGGAATAAAATTACTTCGACAATTTCACAGGAGGCGTTTAAAGCGAACATTAACGCTCTCAGAACGAAGCCTCTGGCTGGAAGCCCAGCGGGTCTTGCAGAGGGCGACGGTGGCGCACCATCGGGTTTATATTTGGATGAGTTTAGATTTTGGAAGAAGACCCGAAATGCAAAACAAATTGGTAGATACTGGTTTACCCCTGTCTACGGTGGTACTAATACTGACAATACAAAATACGACGCCGAACAGGGCGACATGGTTGACTTGGGCGTCTATTATAAATTCAATGAAGGCATCTTTGATGCTACTACGGCGAACACCACAGACGCCCAGTGTTTAGATTATTCTGGTCGAATTTCAAATGGAACAATTGTTAATTATTCAACCGCCGTCCGTGTCGCCACATCCGCAATGGACGAGTCCACCAAGGTCATTGCAATGGGAGTCGTGGAAGAAAAAGACCCAGTGATGTATTCAACCCATGCAGATGTTCAATCGCTGAAGACGGGCTTGATGTTGTCTGGCTCAATGTGGGATATGCAGAACAACGCTTCCATGTATCATACCATGCCGGGTTGGATTTTGGAGGAAGATGAAGACGGGCAAGTAATTAAGACCTTGGTTCAGACCCTATCTAGTTATTTTGATACCCTGCACAGTCAGATTAGTATGCTGGGGGAGATTCGTGATTCAAGATATTTTGACCTTGAGGATTCTCAAACCAAGCCTGTTTTCTTTGCAAAACAATTGCTCCGCTCTGTTGGATTTGATGTTGTCGATATTTTCACCGAAGCCTCTATCCTTGAGGAAATAGTTTCACGCGGCGAGCAGGAGATGTATGACAATAGAATTCAAGATATTAAGAATGTAATTTATCAGAATATCTACAACAATATTTCGTACATTTATAAAACTAAGGGAACCGAGAAGTCCTTTAGAAACTTAATTCGCTGCTTTGGCGTTGATGATGAGATAGTAAAATTAAATCTTTATGCAGACGGCGTTGATTATACGCTGGAAGGCAGGCGCTCTTACTCATCAATTAAGAAAAATTATATTGATTTTAATCACATCGACCGAATTGATGGTTGCGCCTATTCTAAAGATGTTTATGGGTCAAGCAGCGATGAGCGAGCCTACATCGCATCTCCAGATGTTGATTATGCCACAGCAACCTTAACCACGGATAGTGCTTCTGCCCTCACAGGCAAAACGCTAATCTTGACAAATTACGATGGAACAACACACACCATTACATGCACAACAGGTGCGGGTTCGACAAACAAGGATAGGATTAACATTGATGTTGTTGGCAATGCAAATGACCTTGCAACACAATTGCAAGCTTCTCTAAGTGCTGCTGCCACGGCAGGAGATATTGATATGACTGTTTCCGCAGTCACGAATACAACAGATGGTTCTGGCGTCCCTCGCGTTGTCACTTTAACTCAGAAGACTGCGGGAGATACAGGAAATACAGCCATTTCTGGAACCCTTATTTCAGGTAACAAAGTTATTTGCAACAACACGGAAGCAGGCGGTTCTCATGGAACTCAAGCGTTCACGGGTGGCGACTGGAAAAATGCTAAACTTCTGTCAACCACTTTGACAGCAGAAGTCATTTTTCCATTACAGCTTGAAAAAGACCATCCGAGTTTTGCATACAAAGACTTTACTACAATTTCTCTCTTTGGCTGCAAAGAGGCAAACTTAGCAGGAGATACATGGGACGATGCTGGGTTATCAAACATCGGCAGGCTCCAAGTCCAAGCGATTATGGGCGATGATGATTCAGGCACCCCCACCCGCGACACCACCTCTGCGAAATTTAAATTGATTTATACAGACGCTGATGGCGACCATGAATTAGTTTCGGATGAGATTAAAGATGTATGGGAAAATTCTAAGTGGAATTTTGCTGTTAGGATTTACCCCGAAAATGCACCACTCGGTGATTATGTCTCTGGAAGTGGAGCAACTAAATACAATATAGATTTTTATGGCATCCAAATATCCTTAGATACTGTCCAAAATGTTTTTACTAAGACAGCAGCTTTCAATGGGGCGACCGCCGTCACCAAGGCGCGAGCAATGGTTGCCTCACCAAAGATATGCTATATTGGTCATTACCGAGACAACTTTGCAGTCAATACGGGCATCCTCAAAACCGATGTTAAGGTTACCGACCTGATGTATTGGTTTGATAAGCTGGAAGATGCTGAAATACAGATTCACGGCTCGGATGTTACGAATACGGGTCGCCAATATCCAAATGACGATGCGTATCAATATTTCCAGAAGTTAAGCGACGGCACGACAGCAGACATCCGCGTTCCAAAAAAGGACACGTTGGCTCTCCATTGGAATTTTGCCAACGTCCTTCAGTCCGATGGCTCTGGTCAGTTCATCGTTGACGATGTATCTCTGGGCGGTGCATCCTATATTGCAGAGAGCCGCTATGGATGGTTTACGGATTTAGTTGGATATCGACATACGGCACTCGCAGAGTTTGATGCGGCAAGCTGTGCAAACGACACTCAGGTTATTAATAGAGAATATGCTTACACGGCAATTCATCGCTTACCAGAAGTTCTGTCGGGCGACGATATGGTTGAAATTCGCACCCAAGATGATGACACTTTTGGAAAGCACTCAAAGCCAATAAATCATTTTTGGGCAATCGAAAAGAGTATGTATCAGGTCATCTCTCAGGAGATGCTGTCCTTGTTCGCCAGCGTGGTTGAATTTAACGATTTGATTGGGCAACCTGTCCATCGCTATCGGATGGAATACAAAACACTTCAAAAATTCAGGAGCCTGTTCTATGAGAGAGTAGATAATGTTCCCTCGTTTGAAAGGTTTGTTGCCTTTTATAAGTGGCTTGACTCATCGCTTGGGCTAATGTTGCAGCAGTTGATTCCCGCTTCTGGCAACTTCTCCGACTCCATGCGAAATCTGGTAGAGAACCATCTTCTGGAACGAAGCAAATACTGGACGAAGTTTCCAACCCTAGAAATGAAGCAAGACCCTCCAGAGGGCACCTTGCGAGGAATTCGGGAACTAACTTACGATTGGGAGCATGGACATGCCCCTATTGGCTCCACCGCAGCCTCAGCAACTTTAATGGCAGACTCAGGCGGCGGCTTGACTGGCTTGACCGTAATTTTGAAAAATGCCGATGGCACTTCACACACTATTACTGGGGCTGCTTTGGGTGCCGGAAACCCATCAACTGCAACTCAATTCAATGTTGATGAAATTGGAAATGCCAGCAATTTCGCCACCGAATTAAAAGAATCGCTTGACGCAGCAGCAGCCGCAGGAAACATTAAGATGTCAGTTTCTGCCATCACGAACAATACCAGTGGCGACCCAAGAGTTATTACCTTGGCTCAAACAACGACAGGCTTTACAGGTCACACTCTAATCACAGGTACGCTGCTCACGTCGAACAAGGTTCTTATTAATAACACCGATGCTGTGGCTGGCGGTCATGGCACTCAAGCGTTTACAGGCGGCGGCTGGGATTCTCCAGACCATTGCTTGTGGTGGAGCGAGCGAGCCGACCGCACTTGGGACGGCTTTCTTACCCCATCTGCCATTGATACAGACAGAGAAAAGATTCGCAAGGCTATCGTCCGTGATGTCCTTGGTCAGAATAAAATGGTCAAGGTTGACACAGGCGGCTATGTTGAAGAAGGCGACCCTACACTTTATGACATTGCGACATCGAAGCAGTATGAAGGAAGCACCTACGCAACACGCAGATTGTCTCGACCATATAAATTAAATTTAGAGCAATCAACAATTATAACTGGTGGACCAAACTTCGCCAATGCCACTCCTGCAAGTCCAAACGATATGATTCGTTCTTCGACCCGACGCGGGTACAATATCGAAATTACTTCGCTTGAAGACGATGCTGAGGTTTGCCGTGACGAATATTTGATTCTCGATGGACCTAAAAAGGAAAAGAGAAGGGCGCACATTGTCACGCTGGTTGACTCTATCGCCAGCGTGGAAACCCCACTCAAGGGGTCGCTGATTACGCACCCCCGCTATGGAACATATCCAAACGACGCAAGCCCCGAGTGGCGAAGCGTTCACCACGATTCATATGGTCAAGACCATGAGGTTCCGATGCAGGGCATGTTCGCAGCGGAGTGGGTTGGTGGTAACCAGCATCGCCACGTTGATTTAAATAAGGGCGTTGATGTTGTTACCAACCGCGCTGAACTTTATAAAGTAACAGCAGGCGTACTCCAACACCCTCATGATGTTAATGCTGACCACCCCGCAGCCCGCTGGACACGCGATGGCACGGCAAAGAGGTCGTTCAACATCGCCAACATTAACACCGCTGTTAATGAAGATAACTATACAACTTACACAGGCACGCCCAAGCTTGGAAATTATACTAGAGATTATGAAGTTGTTCAGACCTCTGGTCGTTCACAAAACAACAGATGGCATGTTAAGAACCCTGCCTACACCCCCGACAGCATCGCTTCAACTTATGTTTCTGGCTTATACGATTTCTCTCTACCAGACCGAACTAAAAATAGTGCAGGCGATTCTTTCGGGAGGACAGAACATGTTTTCGTTGAAAGATTCTCTGCACCCGGTGAACCTTCCACTCTTTCCAGAGGTGCGCTGGATATCCAAGCCGAGGAATATTCAGCTTACAACTCTATGAATTTTAGAAATCTTAGAGTTAGGAATCATCTTAATTTCTGGCACAAAGAACACGCCGCACAGTTCGGATATAGAGAAGATTATATCCACGGAACAGAATCAGATGCCATCGGCGGTGTCTCTAATGACTTTGGTGGTAATACTGCCAATGTCGGTTCATGGCATAAAAATAATAGAAACCCTCTTACGAGGATGCACTTGCAGCAGCCAAATGTTGAATCTCGCAGGCGATACGATAACTTTTATGTTAGCCATCAAATCCCACAGAGCGATTGGCAATATCATTGGATTACCTCGTCTGCTGTACACTTTAATATTACTGGTCAGCCAGCACTTCAAGAATACGACGATGAAGAACGCGCTGCATATACTCCAACAACTTTTCCTTGGGCAAACATTTCCAAGACGATTGCCACAGGTGCAGCAGGTGTAACTGTTGGAACTGCAACCACATTTAACACCACGACGGACCACGGGTTCTCAACGGGCGACTATGTGACGTTAGCGGTTTCAGGAACAGGATGGGTGAATTTAAATGACACAACGCACCTTATCACAGTTGTTGACAATAACAGCTTCTCGATTCCTTTCAACAGCAGCACCTATACTGCTTCTAACTTGCAAGCGGGCGGCACTGTTGTACCCGATAAATTAATCTTTAACCCCAGACTCTCTGGTTATATTACAGACTATCCCAATGCTACTATTGGTGTGAGCGGAAGCCTAGACTGGATATTGACAGGTGCTGGCGTGGGCTTAGAGGTCACTTCACCGGGATTGTTATCTTCTGGTTCTCTTGGGATTGCTTATACAAATACCGATGGCACTGCTGGAAGCACAGTGGTCGATATTGATTTCGTCTACGGAAACTATGCTGTGGTCGATGAGGTTGACTGGGTAAACAATCTTGTTGGAACTACATGCCCGGTGTGTACTCTCAATCGACCTATCGCAGAATTCGGCGGCGACTCCGCTAATCAAAAGCCAGCCGCTGGCTACTCTGGCTTAAACGCGCTCTTGTTGAATCGTAATGGACCGTATCAGGGTGCTGGCTGGAAAATGCTCCAGCACGCTTATAGCCCAATCGTTCGCCAGCAGCGAAAAAGAAATGTCGTTACCATTCAGAGCATTCCCGACAGTAATAAAATATACGAAGATGTGGCTACCGCAACCACAGGCGGCATAAAGCTTACGGTCTTGTCGGTGCCTTCTGCAAACGCAACTATTACATTTGATGGGATACTCATTCCAGACAGTAGTGATGCGTCGGAGGATACAGTAACAATTGATATTAGCAACTCTCCCACCGTTGCCGATGTCGCCAACATGATTGCCGATGGTATTACTAGGCTTGATAGGTTGTACAATCAGTGGACAAACGATGATGACACATCAAAAATTGTGGCAGAAACAAGTGAAAGTTCCTCTGTTGTATATATTAGAACAACCGAGGCTGGAGTGACGGCAAACCTCCGAAAAATCACAGCGACTTTAGCCGCTGCTGATGTAACGGTTGACGAAAACGGAGAGATGACCGTCGCTTCTGCGTTTTTCTTTGAGAAAACAGATGGCACGCCAACGAATCGTAATCCAATCAAAACTGAGGACGGCGGCTTGGCTATTGTGGCAGATGGCGGTAACAAGGTGGTCACAGTTAATTTTCAGGACGCAGAAGACGAAAAGATTCGCACTTGGAATTACAACGACCGCCGCTCTGATAGTCACGATAAATACATTGAACCGCCAGCTACATGGAACAAACCAATGATGCATATTTTGTCAGAGAAGTCTGACAACGTGGGGCTAACGGCTGTCCATAGTTATAGTAATAATTTGAAGACGTTTGCTAATCCCAAGCTTTCTTATAGAACGGGATTTGAAACAAAAACTACCGCACAGAATTATGATGTTCTGTATGACAAATATTCTCCAACCACGGCAACGCAGCCAACGCTTGACTTTGTGGGGCTTTATTATAAAGAATATATTTTTCCCAAAAATCGGAATGTTGGGCTGTTAAAAACTCGCTCGCGAGCAAGCTGGGATGATGTTACTGATTGGACGAAGCAGTATTCTCCGACTGGAGATTTGCGAATTTTCTGGAAAGATAATTGCTTTGAAAGAATTAAAGGACCAAGAAACGGAACGGTTAATGCGCTCAATTCACCCGCACCCCAACCCCCACCGTATTTGCTTACCGAAGGCGGCTCCGGCTCTTTGGATAATTGGAATCAAGTCCGAAGTATTTTTGCTATGGACAATTTTGTTTTCGATGCGCCCCACCCATCTGATGCTTCGACAACGGTAGAGTGGAAAGCCAAGGGTGACCTCCAATACGTTGGTTGGGAAACTTATATGTCTTGGATTGTTAACCGAAGCTGTCAGTATGTGTCTTCCACAGATTGGGTGAACTATAACGATGTTGACATCGCAGACCTTGCAAACAATCAGAACGTGTGGAACACTGGAGCCGGAACTTATTACTGGGATAACCAATACGGGGCACTCGACACTAGCACTTATATTCCCGAGAATGCTGCTGCGGAGTTGGTGAGTCGAAATGGGCAGAACCAACAAAATGCTCACGGCTCCACTGCGCCAGCACCACATCAGTTTGGTGCGCTCCAGCAAGCACAAACATCCGGCGTTAGTAATGCAAGGCTACAATATCAACAAACGCTGCTGGAATTCAATAACAGCGGGCAATCTCCAACTCGGATAGGTGATACAGAAATGGTGGTTACCCTCACCGGCTCCATGGGCGAAACCCCTGAGATGGTTCAAGCGGGTGCCAGTGTCCAACTCGCCTCGCCCTCTACCGCAGCAACGGCAACCCGAGCAGATATGCTACCCAGATGTTCACCACCCGAAGTTGTCGCACAGTTATATTATAATCCTCACGGCGTTGACTATAAAGAGGGTGCATGGCTATATCAGACAAACAGCTTGAGAGGCAAGAACCCATGGTATAATAAATATGTTGATTTCAGCTTGGAAACTCGCTGCATGGCACAGAATTATGGGGTAGTCGCAGAGTTCCGCATCTCCGAACACATGGAAAAATATCTCATGGTAGACGGCGGCGACTTCCGCACTAAAAACTTTAATTTCCTTTCGCTTCACGGAGCAAGCTATAACACAGTTGCTCCGCATTATGCAACCACTGAAACGGCTTGGAGCGGCAAGGTCACGTTCCCTTACGAGAAAGTTCACTCGATTGATGGGACGATGGCAAACATTGTTTCTGAATATCCTCATTCTGATGAAATATATTCAGGGTGGCAGAACCTTAGCATCGAAGCAGCAGGAGATGACTCACAGACCGCATACGAATATCTTCAAAATAGAATTAAGACAATGAATATTGCCTTCTCAACAGAAGAAGGTCGAGGCACATTTAATAGCCCAACTGCTTACACAGACTACTCATTTCAGAACCCCATCCATGCAGGCGGCGGCATGTCGATTGGGAACAGTACGATTGCTGGCATCACCGCATTTGGCACCATCGGAGTCAATTCTTCCGTAATGTCATCAACCCCTTGGGATGGGCGTCCATCTTGGGGTCAAGGCAATGAGGACGATGGCACAGGACGCCACCGTTGGTTTGCTGCGAAAGAAGACCTATCTGAAGATGAAATAGGTTACAAGGGCACTGACGATGACGCCGATGGTTATGGCTATGATGACCCAAACTTGGCGGCGACCACCGATGGAGCAGCCGACACCACCCTGCCGCCAGTCTACAGAGAAGGCAATAGCTT